GTTAACCTCAAAGTCTGGCTTGATAGAGTAATTGTATTTATCTTTCTTGACGAGGTATTTGTAGTCGCTTCCGAGTTTGTTCCAATCGTATTCAACTTTGCGAAGGGTTTTCGCATTACGTAATGCTTCTGCTACCGCATTCGCTTCTTCCATATCTGTAAAAGCGTAGCCTTCAAAAAATGGGATCGTGAACGTTTTCAAATCGGCTGGTTCAATCTCAAACAATTCGGGAACCTCCGGCTTATCCATAATTTTGATACCTTCCTCCATCATGCGGAGTTTAATCAATTTCTGTACATCTTCCTCCGTTAACGCAAGAATCTCTTGATCGGTCATTTCTGTAAATCCTTTCATACTTTTAGCATTTAAAATGTGTTCCCGTCCGCGTTCCGATGGATTGTTGGCCGTAGCTTTTTAGCGGTGACCGCTTCTTGCGAAGCACGGGTATATATATCATTTAAAGTATCTATTCAGTTAAGAATGTATTTATAAACGCCCTACGTTTACTTTGTCATAATATAAGTTGTTTTTGATAACTTAGTGATTCGTGTGCTGCATCTTCTTATTGGCAGTCCGTATTCACACTCTTTTCACTAATCCGCTTTGGCTACTTTGTCGGTCTATTTCGCCCTTTAGATAAGCAGTAAACCTTGTTTTAAGTCTTTATTTGTTCAGACTATACAATATGTCAAAGAACGTTTTGTTAGTTCCCGGAAAGACGGCCAAATCCGTCCGGGATTATTTTCTTTCCATGAATTTTCTCAAAGCTGATTTGGTAAAAATGAGACTCTTGCCATTTTTGGTGTGAGGAATATCATGTATTCGATTGTATAAGGTTTGCAACTTCCATCCGAGAAATACAGCAGCTTGTTTGGCATTCAAATACTCTTCGGTTTCAGCAGTCGCCATTTCAGTTACAGCCTTTCTCACATCATTGCGAATAAACTTGTGCAGTTCTTCTGCAATCATTTTGGCATCTGAACGGTTCATTTCTTTATCGCTTCGATGGTTATCTGATTTTTATCTTTGTCGATGGATATTGAATATCTTTCAACGTCTTCACGGGGATCAGTAAAAGCTAATTGATAGGCGTAGCTTCTTGCATTGACGCAATCCTTGTAAGAATCCAGCTGCATTACTTTGGAAGAACCAGCTTTAATGCTTAGAATATCTTTCTTTGTTACTTTCATATTATTTTCTATTTTATACTTAAATTTTCCACAAAAAATTTGCATAAAAGAAAGCTAACAACTACATTTGCCAATGAGATATGTAGTAAGTGGCTTTTGAAGTCGCCAGCTTTCTTGTTGTTCAAACTTACACTCTTTGTTTGTTTGACGTTGCAAATATACTTCATATTTTCAGAAGTACAATAAAATACTTCTTGAAATTTGTAGTATTTCGTATGTTATAAAACATGTTTTAATGTAAGTCGTTGGTTTATAAAATGTTATACAAGTGAGGTTTGCGTAAAAAGAAAGCTTTCTGAAAAAAAAGTAATGTCGTTCTATTAGTATTGTAATAATTGAAGAAGTAAAAGACGATCTCATTCGGTAAGGTGCTGGATTGCTGCATAGTTAGCCCTTAGACGGTTTCCCGTTTTTGCTATATGCAGCATAAGAAATGTCTCGTTCGTATAAGTACGCCGTTCTTAGCTGGCCGGGCATTAACAAGTTACCCGACTTCCCGGATTTTTCGCTTACTTGTAGCTGTGCAGGCATCCCGGTTTCGTTTGCCTCTCAATATCGCACGCCCTTCGCAGTATTGAGTTGTAAGAGTGTAACCCTCTGTCTCTCCGCTATGCGGCCTACCGCCGATTACACAATGTGGAGAAAAAGAAAATCCGCAAATAGGTAGCAGCTATTTACGGATTTCTATATATAAACTCCAAGTAGGATGTTTAATCAATTTATGTGGTAATACTGCTACTATTACGGATGCAAATATACTACTTAATTTATGAAGTATGCAAGAAGTTGACGATAAAAAATTGAGTGATCTCTCAAAAAGGTTTTTGCAAGCAATTTCATATTGTGGTTTGAGTGGATATAAATTAAAGAAAGACAATATTATATCCAGTGAATCAACCCTTACCAGTATAAAAAAAGGGATTCAGTTGCCAAGTAAAAAAACAATTGATGCTTTTTGTGAGAAGTATGATGTGAGCAGAGCATGGCTATATACTGGAGAAGGTTTGTTTGCAAAGACTCCATCAGGACAGATAGAACCTTCGGAGAAGGATATTAGGGATGCTCTGAAAAATGCGAGAATGCAATCAGACTCTACGATTAGTAAAGTAGCTCCTTATCTTCAAGATATTCTTGTAAAAGTAAAATATGTTCCGATAGATGCTGCGGCTTCATTTGTCGAAAGCTTATATAATACAGCTTATGAAATTGATTCTTATGGTGTCATGCCGGAAGAAGGTGAAGTGCTTGATGATTCTTATATGGTCTTTCAAGTACGTGGTGACAGCATGGAGCCAACTATACCGGACGGAGCTAAAATTCTTGCTCGCAAAATAGAAGAAGGTTTGTGGGAAAGCGCGTCAGGAGTTGTGAGTATTGTA